CTGAGAATGTTGCTGATGCGTTTGTTCCCACAATCCAGCGCGGTGATCTTTTCATCGAAGCGCTTCGGGCCAAGCAAGTCATGGCTGGCTTGGGTGTCACATATCTCGGCGGCCTGACCAATCGGATTCGCATCCCATCAATCGCGACGGGTGCTTCTGCTGGCTTTGTTGAAGAAGCAGGCGCTGTTTCCGATCAGTCTCCAGTTGACGGGTCTGTCACACTTCAGCCGCGCACACTTGGCGCATATGCCCAAATTTCTCGATTGCTAGCGATGGAGTCAATTCCTAGTATTGAACAGGTTGTTCAAGACGATCTGCTGCGGTCGATTGCTGACAAGATTGAGTATTACGCGATTCAGGGTTCCGGTTCTTCCGGGCAACCAACGGGTCTGCTCAATGCCTCCATCGGCAATGTTGACATTTCCGCTGGCACTGATGTTGCGGCTCTGACCTGGGCTGACATCACCGACATCGTGAAGACGGTTGAGGATGCCAACGGGATCGTGAACCAAGCGGCGCTTGGCTGGCTGACCAATCCGAAGGTCAAAGCCAAAATGGCCAACACGGTCAAAGTCGCTTCCACTGACTCGATCATGCTGCTCAATGATCCTTGGGACAATATCTATGGCCACCGCGCGGCGTTTACGTCAAACGTGCCATCTGATCTTGACCCAGGTGACGGCGGCTCCGATGCGTCGGCCATTTTCTTTGGTGATTTTTCACAATTGATGGTGGGACTTTTTGGAGCCCCGAGCATAATCGTGGACCCCTACACGAACTCCAAGTCCGGTGATGTTGTTATCAGCATCATGCAGGAAGTGGATGTCGGCGTTCGGAACACCGCCAGCTTCTGTAAGGCTGACGAAGTCTCAACGGCTTGATCTAGCTGACTGGGCGGGGCGGTGGCTACGGCTGCCGCCCCAACCGTCAAGGGGTTCAGAATGAAAATCACGATTAAACAAAAATGCTATGTTGGCGTCCAGGGCCGCAATTTCTGGCCGGGTGAAACGGTCGAGCTTGACGATCGCATGGCTGAAAAAATGATTGCGCGCGGCGATGCCGAGGCTATCAAGGCAAAGAAAGCACCGCTCAAAAATCGCGCGTTTTCTGCTAAAAAACTTGAGACGCCGGAAGGCTAATCATGGCTGTTGAAACCGCCGACGATCTGGCATTGTTTTTCTCCGTTGATGACTTCGGGGTGAGCGGCACATATACGCTTAACGGCGGCGCAGCCAGCACGATCAAAGGCATCTATGATAATGAGTTTCTGGAGGTTGATCCACAGTCCGGCGTTGGCATCGTATCCGCCGAGCCGCGCTTTGTGTGCCGATCTACGGACATCCCTGGGGCTGCTGCGCCGGGTGATGCGTTGGTGGTGAGTTCTATCAACTACACCGTTCGGGTTATACAGCCTGACGGGACGGGCGTTACGACCCTAGTGCTGGAGCGCGACTGATGGCACATCTGAGAACGCAGCTTCGCAACAGGGCCATCGCGGATCTTACCGGGCTGGCAACGACAGGATCAAACGTGTTTGCCAGCCGCGTCTATCCAATGGCGTCTGGAAACATTCCGGGCCTTTGCATTTACACGCGTGAAGAAACTGTGACGCCTGCAACGATTGCCGCGCCCAGGCTTCAGATGCGTGAGTTACAATTGGTCATTGATGGCTATGCGGTGGCGACATCTAACCTCGACAATACGCTTGACCAAATAGCGCTTGAGGTTGAGGAGGCGATGGCTGGCGATGTTACATTGAACAGCCTAGCAAAGACGATTGTGCTGCAATCAGTTGATGCAGATTATAGCGACGAGGGCGAACGCCCGGCTGGCATGGTGCGCCTGCTATATGTTATCGAATATGCAGCGCTTGAGAACGATCTGGAAACCGCTCAATGAGGTTGGTGACATGACAAAAAGACTTTCGGTATATCCGCCCAAAGGCGGTTTGCCTGTAGAAATTTCTGAGGATCAGATTGATCTTTATGAAAGCCGAGGCTGGACCCAAACTCCGCCGAAACCTGAGCCAATCAAGGCTTCAGAAAATGCCAAAGGAGGCAAAAAATGACCACATTCGTTGGCAACGGCGGGACTGTCCTGGCCGGAAGCGATGCGATCGGGGGGCTGCGAAGCTACTCCGTTGAGGAAACCACTGAGACCATTGACGACAGCGTGATGGGGTCCACCTATCAGACGCACAAAGGCGGACTCAAATCTTGGTCCGGTTCTGCTGATGTGTACTTTGATGACGGTGACACAGCCCAGCAGGCGCTGACTGTCGGCGCAAGTCTCGTGCTGTCGTTTGAGATGGAAGGCACCGCATCCGGCGCCCACAAGCTATCGGGCACGGTGACTGTTGCAAGCCGGTCTATCAGCGCAGCGTTTGATAACATGGTTGAAGCGTCAATCACGTTCACAGGCAATGGTGCTTTGACTGAAGGCACTGTCTAACCAAAACCCCTGCCCGGACAATCTGGGCAGGGGATACTTCGGGAGAATGTTATGACTAAAAAAGACGACGACGCGCCGAGCGTCATCAGCAGGATTACGCAGCATTATGAGGCTCAAGGCGTTCGCACGATCGAGGTTCCAGAATGGGGCGATGATGATGGCCCGCTTGTCATCTATACCGCGCCATTCACTCTGCGCGATCAAAGCCGCATTGATTTCGCTACGAGAAAAAGCGAGTCAAATGTTGACGCGCTGGTCGAAGTGCTTATCCAGAAATGCCAAAACTCTGATGGCTCGCGGATGTTCACTGTTGCGGATAAAAAGGCGCTGAGAGAAAAAGCCGACGTTGACGTTGTGTCTCGCGTCTGCACAGAAATCATGGGGCCGACCACGGAGCAATTGGAAAAAAACTAACGGAAGACGATCAGCGCCAGTTCAAGTTTGCGCTGGCTGATCGTCTGAGGATGACGGTTTCAAAACTTGAAGCTGAGATGACAGTTTCAGAATTTGTCGAATGGTCGATCTGGTATAAGATCAAAGAAGAGCGGAACGCATAGGAGTCTGTAATGGCCACGCAACAAATGAAAATTGACCTCACGGCCAAAGACAAGACTGGCAATGCGTTCCGCTCGCTTAATGCTCGGCTTGAGAAGACGCGGAAGGTTGCAAAATCTGTTGCTGGCGCTGTCTTAAAGGTAGGCGCGGCAGCAGTTGCGCTTGGCGCTGGGTTTGTTGTGGCGACCAAGAAGGCGGTTGATTTCGCGGCCAGCATCGGCAGGACTGCGCGCGAGGTAAACGTTAGCACAAAAGCGCTCCAAAAATACAGGTTTGCGGCGGAACTTGCTGGCATAGCAAACGAAGAACTTGACGATGCTTTCAGAACCCTCAACGAGTTAATTGGCGAGGCTGTCAACGAAGAAACCGGGGCCGCTTTTGAGGCATTCCAGCAGCTTGGGATTGCCTCTGATATTTTGTCTGGAAAGCTGCGCGGCACTGAGCCTGTTTTCCTGGAAGTTGTTGACGCGCTCAATCAAATCGAAGACAAAAGCCGACGGGCCGCACTGTCAGCCATTGTTTTCGGCGGGGAGGCTGGTCTCAAACTTGCCAACCTTACCAACCAAGGCACAGCCGCAATCAAGGCCGCAGGCGATGAGTTTGAGCGGCTGGATGGCCTTATTAACAACAAGACAATCAAGTCTGCCGAGGCTGCTAGTAAAAGCATAGCAAAGCTGTCCGCAATCATGAAAAGCCAACTGACTAAGGCGCTGGCAGAAAACGCGCCGTTGATTGCTGACTTCGGCAAAGATTTGCTGGAAAACTTGCCAAAAATAATCAGCGGTCTGCGAGATGTCGCAAGGTTCTTTGGCCTTGTAGGGCTGTCAGCATCTGAGCAGTTGAAAGACGCACAAAACGCCATTGATGAGTTGAGCGTTAGATATAACGAGCAAATTGCAAGTGTGATATTCAAACGCGGGCTTTTGACGGATGTAGAAAAGAAAAAAGCCTTAACAATTCTGAGATTGATTAAAGAGGAAGAAGCGACTGTAAAGCAGATCACAGCCGAAAGACTCAAACAGTCGCAAGCGATGCAAAATGCTTTTGTCACCCCTTCCAGGGCGCCGGGAGGCAATAGAACAGTCAGGAAACTTGTTGATATTGAGGGAGATGAAGATGCGGCAGCAGCCTTAGCAAAAAGAGAAGAAGAAACGCGAGCCGCGTTGGAGCGGATATCCGGCATCCAAAAAGAAATCTTGAAAGGCGCGCAAAACACAGCCGCAGCCGCTGGGTTTGAACTTGAATATGCCAACGCATCGGAGGCGGTCAAAAACCGGGCGCTTGCGGTTGCTCAAATTGAAAACAGGCTCAAGGCTGAAGGCATCACTTTAAGCGATGTGCAGCGCGAGCAGTTGGAAGCCGCGCTGAACCTGACGCAGCAAAGGCAAGAAACGCTTCAGAAAATAAAACTGAACGAGGAGGCCAGGATTGAGGCGGCTGAAAAGCTAAAAGAGACACAGCGCCAAGCCAACGATTTAATCAGGACCGGGCTTCAATCTATGCAGGATGGGCTGACCGGATTGATTAATGGCACTCAGACATGGAAGCAGGCGCTTGGTGGAGTCCTGCGGACTGTCATCAACATTGCGGCAAAAATGGGCGAGACATCAACGGGCGGGTTTAGCTTTGGAAAACTCGCCTCTGGGCTGGGTTCGTTGTTCGCGGGGACTAACCCAAACAATTTTCAAAGCGGGTTCAACTCGGCTGGGCAGATGGTGGACTTTTTCCACACCGGCGGGAAGATCGGCGGTCGCAATGGCCAAATGCCGGGCCTGCGATCTGACGAGCGGATGATCGTTGGTCAAACCGGCGAGCGAGTTCTCAGCCGGGGCCAGACGGCCCAGGGCGGAGGCGGCGGCGTCGTTGTCAACCAAACCATAAACCTTTCGACTGGGGTCCAGCAGACCGTTCGGGCCGAGGTGATGAGCCTTGCACCGCAAATCGCAGCACAGGCCAAGGCGGCTGTCCTTGACGCCAAGAAACGGGGAGGCGGCTTTGGTGCCGCGTTTGCATAATGGCGATCACTTATCCTCTCGCACTGCCAACTCACACCGGCATCCGCTCAATCAATCTCCGGGCTGTCCAGACGGTCGGGATGACGATGAGCCCGTTTACATATAAACAGCAAACGGTGGTCCACCCAGGCCAGCGCTGGGAGGCTGAGATCACGCTTCCGGCCATGCAACGGGCCAACGCAGAAGCATGGGTTGGATGGTTGTTAAGTTTGCGGGGCAGATCAGGGACGTTCTTGCTGGGCGACCCACTGGCAACGTCACCGCTCGGCAATGGCGGCGGGACACCTCGCGTGAACGGAGGAAGCCAAACCGGGTCAACCCTTATCATCGACGGCTGCACGGCCTCACAGTCCTCATATCTGGCCGCTGGAGACTACATCCAGATCGGTTCTGCGGCATCCAGCCAGCTATACAAGGTGACACAGACAGCGGCTTCTGACGGCTCTGGGAACGCCACCCTGGAGATATGGCCGGAGTTGCGATCTAGTCCGACTAACAACACGGTTATCACGGTTGACTCGCCGAAGGGCTTGTTTCGCCTATCCACGAATGAGGTTGACTGGTCGATCAACGAGGCGAGCATATTCGGCCTGACATTCCCGGCGGTCGAGGCCATCACATGAGCCGGTCGCTTGATGGACGGATGCTGGCGGCGATATCGGAAGGCGTTGTCACGCCATTCTTCACGGTAGACCTGTTATTTCCGACTGGCTCTGTTGATTATGGCGGGTCTACCGTGACCTCTGGTCCGTTATATCTCTGGACCGGACACGGCACCGTTGAGATTGAGGGCAAGAGCTACATCGGAACTGGGCAATTTCTTGAGCTAAGTGCGTTTGAAGAAACCACCGAGATCGCAGCCCGAAATGCCACCGTCACATTATCGGGCATTCCGGCTGATCTGCTGGCCTTGGCCCTGTCAACACCATACCAGGGTCACAAATGCCTAATCCAGTTTGGTGTATTTACGCAAGGCGATGTGATGAAGGAGGACGGGTCATATGTTCTCAAAGAAGACAATGGCCACCTGACCCTTGAGTCAACTGATAAATCTCGGTCCATCGTGTTCAACGGCTATATGGATCAGATGACCATCGCTGAGGGGCCGGAGACATCCCAAATCGCGATGACGGTTGAAAGCCGCTTGATTGATTTGGATCGGGTGCGATTGAGGCGGTATACGTCTGAAGATCAGAAGTCGCGCTTTCCAGGCGATCTAGCGTTCGACTTCGTGAATGACCTTCAGGATAAAGAAATCTTCTGGGGACGGCGATGATCCCAAACCATGACATCGAGCTGGCAAAATACATTGATGAGTGTCGCGATAGACCGTTCGCCTGGGGTTCTCACGACTGTCTGACCTTCGCTGCTGGTTGTGTCTATGCTCAAACTGGGCGGGCAACACTCTCTGACATGCTTGGCGATTACACTTGTCCTATGACCGCTTTGATCCACGCCAGGAGGCGCATCAAGAAGTTTGACTACCCATCTGATGTGTCGATCATAGACGCGCTGGATGAGCGGCTTGATCGCGTTAAAACACCATATCCGGCCAGGGGTTCAATCACGGCGCGCAGGGCAGATCAGAACTTGGTCACAGGCTACGCGCTGGGTGTTCGTTTGCGTCGTCATTCTGCTTTCCTGTATGAGACGGGCATGGTATTCCTCGATTGGGAGCCGGATGATCTATATTGGAGCGTAGAGTGATGCGATCCCGCCTGCTCGCAACAACGGCTTTATATGCTGCGCTAGCCATCGCCCCTGCGTCTGCTTTTGCTGAACCTGTTTCTGCGTCAATTTTGGTTGGGGCGATGCTTTCTGGCGGGGCAGCGGCTGCGAGTACAACGGCGGCGCTCGCCTTGGCTGCGGGATTTAAAGCGTTTGCTCTGTCAGCCGCTCTAGGCTTTGTGTCTATGGCACTGGCACCCAAACCTAAAAAGCCTCGCGTGACAGAAGGCGGGTTCGTCCAAAATAATGTTGGATCGACGCTTGACCATGGCGTCATCTACGGTGAGACGAAGGTGGGCGGGGTTGTTTTCTACGCCTCAACGTCCAACAGCGACACTATCCTTCATCGCATGATCGCCGTGGCAGGCCATGAGGTTGAGTCGTTTGTCAGCTTCTTCATCAATGATGAGGAGATTACGGTTGAATCTGATGGGTCGGTTAGTTCACCGGCTCGCTTTGCTGGCAAGGTTTACATCGAGACCCGGCTTGGCACGGACGATCAGGCGGCTGTTGATCTGCATGGGTTTGGTGCTGCGGTAAACCTTCCAGATAACTCCGACGAATGGACTCAAGCCCATCGGGCCAGAGGTGTTGCGTACATCTACTCCGCCCTCAAGTTTGACACGACCGCCTTCCCCAACGGGACGCCTGTCATCACGGCTGTCGTCAAAGGCCGGAAAGTCTATGACCCTCGCACATCAACCACAGCCTGGAGCGACAACGCTGCGCTCTGCATCCGGGATTATCTCACGTCTGACTTTGGCCTTGGCTGCGATGCTGATGAGATTGACGATGTAACCTTCGCCGACGCTGCGAACGACAGCGATCAGAGCGTTGCTCTAATTGACGGGACCAGCACTCAGAAACGCTACACTGCCAACGGGACATTCACTACGGCTGTCACACCATCTGACGCCATAACCCAGATGCTGACATCGATGGGCGGAATGATCTGGTATTCCCAAGGCAAGTTTGGCGTTCGTGCGGCGACCTGGGATGCTCCGACTTTATCATATGATGAAGATGATCTGGTCGCCTCCATCGAGGTCGTGTCCAGGCACTCACGGCGCGATCAGATCAACGAAATGCACGGTACGTTCAGGGGGCCAGAGAGCAACTATCAGCAGACGGACTTTCCTCCAATCAAGTCTGATGTGTTTCTGGAGTCAGATGGCGGAATAGTGTCAATCACAGACATGCCGCTGCCGTTCACCGACACATCCCAGATGGCACAACGGATCGCCAAGCTGGCTCTGTACCGCCAACGCGAGCAGGTGCAAGC